GTGGCATCCCGAGAAGGAGTCAAACCCTCGCCCCCTGCCTTAGAAGTGCCGGGGCCAGATTCGCTGGCCGGGATAAACTGGTACCGCCACAGGGCATCGAACCCCGATCTAGCCGGTTAAGAGCCGGTGCTTTAGCCATGTTAAGTTATGGCGGTAAATTGGTACACTGTGCGGGTAACGATCCCGCCCGATTCGGTTGAAAGCCGAAGCACGCCGCCTGACGTATACAGTGCATTGTAAGGACCAGCGAGCGGGAGTTGAACCACACGACCTCCCCAGCTTAAGGGGCGCTCTACACTGAGCTATCGCCGGACTGTCTGGTTGGTCGCGCCGGAATCGCACCGACATCACACCGCTTAAAAGGCGGGTCTCTATCTCGCTGAGTTAGCGACCAGTTGTTTGGAGCCCCAGTGAGGAATCGAACCCCAGCACCCAATTTACAAGATTGGGCCTCTGCCACTAAGGTTACAAGGGCTTTGTTTGGCTGTCATGCTAGGACTCGCACCTAGACCGACCTCGTTAACAGCGAGGCATGCTGCTTTGACACTACACGACAAAATAAGTTGGAGCGGATAGAGGGAATCGAACCCTCACTACACGGTTTGGAAGACCGGCGGCACGCCTTGTGCGTACCCGCGTAAATTGGTGGCTCCAGAGTGAATCGAACACTCGTCAGTCGCTAATCAGGCAACTGCTCTACCATTGAGCTACGGAGCTACTGTTTGGTTGATCAGGTAGGACTCGCACCTACATTTCACGGCTTCAGAGGCCGGAGTCTTGCTTTGGACCACCGATCAAAAATTTGGTTCTCCCGCTACGAGTTGAACGTAGGTGGCCTTGGTTCAAAGCCAAGATGGGATGCCGGCAACCCACAGGAGAATTGGTACCTCGTCACGGTATCGAGCCGTGCCGTGCAACTTTGTAAGAGTCGCCGAAGCCCTGCTTCCGAGGCATAAGCTGGCGAGGAACGTTACGTCTCGACAGCATCTAAATTGGAGCGGATAGAGGGAGTCGAGCCCTCTGAGAATCGTTGGCAACGATGCTTGCACGCCCGTGCGTACCCGCTATGAAATTGGCGCCCTCACGGGGACTCGAACCCCGCACTCACAGCATCGACAGTGCTGCTTTACCCCCCGGTATGTGGGCGTGGACTGTAGCGTCGGAATCAAACCGACCTACTCTGCTTTGCAGGCAGTTCCCTGATCACTCGGGCAGCTACAGAATTTGGTGCATCCCCTCCGTTACGCTCGGAGCCATCCTGTGCTTCAAACAGGTGCTTCCACTAGGTTAGCTTGGAATGCAAATTGGCAGACCGATAAGGACTCGAACCTTACTCGTCGGATTTGGAGGCCGTCTAGCGCCCTGCGCTCGATCTAAATTTGGTACCCCATGCAGGAGTTGCACCCGCATACCCGAAGGCGCTGCGTTCTAAGCGCAGTGTGTCTGCTGTTCCACCAATGGGGCAAAATTCATGCGGCGGTTCTGCTACTGACCCTATTCGGGTACGCCGCTCCAGCGCTGCTGGTACTCACTCTCGGATTCGAACCGAGACACGCCAGATTTTGAGTATGGCAGGTATGCCGAGTTCCCGTCAAGTGAGTATTTTTTGGTAGCGGAAGCGGGAATTGCACCCACGACTGTTGCCTTATGAGGGCACCGTTCTACTACTGAACTATTCCGCAAAATCAAGCTTGGTCAAGCCTACGCTTTTTCGCGGCATTGAGCAAGTCGTTAAACGTTGTTGTGGTTGTCAGCCGGCCGGGGACGTGCACCACCGGTTTCGGACCAACCACTTTCCGGACCCAAGGCCGCGACATGCATGCGTACCGCACCGTGTCGCCGCAGTGGTCCTCACTGTGCGTATCGACGTCTTCCATCGCCGCAGCTTTCTTGCCGCGGTCGTGCTGCAACTCGGGCAGCGTACGGATCGTATCGGGGCAGGTAGTGAAGAAATAAATCATCGGGGTCTCGTCTTCGAGCCCCTTCAACCGACCGCGGACCATTGTCCAGCCCGGGATGCGGGTGTTGTCTGCTTCCTGAAAGTAGACCTTCCAGTCCGCCATTTGTTCCGCGATTGACTTACCGGTGACGTGCTTGAAGGCGCTCGGGTCGAGAACGTTCATGCTGATCGTCTCGTTGGCTTCTTCGAGTTTCAGGATTCCTTTCGCAACTTCTTCGGGCGTCAGCTTGAGCCCTACGTTCCGGTCAATCGTCTTGTCGTTCGAGCCGTACCACTCACGGTACGCTACCAGCGCGCCGCGGGGGAGTTGGACTACTGAGCCGTCCGGACGTTCGATGGCTTCACCATCAGACACCGCGAACCACAGCACGCAGAACGGCGTGCTTGAGCCCCAGTCCATCGCGCGGAATTTCATCCACGTCTTCGGAATCGGGAACGGATGCAGCACGTGCTTGGAAACTGAGAACTCTGGAAAGAAAGCGCCAGCGATGACGTTCCAGTCGCCATCGAGGTACATCTTTACCAGTTGCTCGCTGCCGAGCCCCTGTAGCCGGTCGATGTACTCCGGGTCATTGTTCAACAAAATTTTGTTGTCAGTGACCTTGGAGCGGATGAACATTCGATTGCCACCAAGCTTGTCTTTTGGAATCAGCACTCCGCCGAGCGGAAACCTGTCGATTCCAAAATACGCTTTGATCCAACCGTGACCCAAACCACCCGGGTTCCCGGTTGCCCGGATGCGCTTGTTCGGGATTGCGAGTCTGCCGTTACGCAGACGCGTCTTCATCTCGCGGTAGTAAACCGGTGTTGCCCAGTGAGGCAACTCGTCGTACCCGATCCAGCCATACGCGTGGCCTTGGTACTCCATCCAGCTATCGTCATCTTCAGCGTGCCGGAACTTGAGCGTCGAGCCATTCGGCCAACGCCACATGTGATTGCCGGAAGTGAAGTTGGCTTGGCTCATGCCGAACCACGCCGGATAGAGCTGCTTGGATCTCGCTACCAGTTCTTCAAGCTGCGGGTAGCTCTTTCGAAAAAGGATTCCGTGCCACGCGTCCCCGTAGTTGGGTACGTCCTGCGCAAAATCGCCGAGCAGAAAGTCTGACTTCCCGCCGCCGACTGCACCCCCGAAAAATAGCTCGGAAACCCCGTGATGCTGAATCGCCGTAAGCTGCGGCCCCTCTTGGGCCCGCCACGGTTCAATTACTGGCGCTTGGTCTTCGCCAGTTTCATCATTCATCTGCCCGGCATCCCATCATCGTTCTGTTCGAGCAGCCCCAATTCAACTGCGTCGCTGCCGCCACTCAGGTAGAGCAGTTCATCGGGTGCCGGATACCCTTTCTGGCTGTCGCCACCGTAAAACTTGTCCGGAGACGGCATCGGGATCGGTCGAATGCGCGGATGGGTCTTCTCGTAATCCCTGATCAGGTCACGGATGCCCTTGTGCTTGTCTTCGGTGTCCGAAGGCGGCGGCTCCTTCTTGGCGTTTTCGAATTCAGCAAGCCGGTTGCGCAAATCGTCCATGTCCGCATTCCGCTTCTGCTGATTCAGTTCCGCAGCAGCCTGTTCTTCGAGACGCTTCATGCTCTCCGCGAACGACTGCTCCCGGGCCAACGCGAGATGAATCACGTACACAGCCCCGGCATCGTCAACCGTTTGCACCACACCGCGGGAAAGCACACGGTCAAGGAATTCGCGCATTACGCTCAGTTCGTTCAGCGTCAACATAGCATCTCCGAAGTTGTCCAGAGGAAAAAGTTGAAGCACGTTGTCACTGAATGGGTCGGCTCCGCGAGAACCAACTTGGGCAGCTAGACTTCTCGGTGACGTGCAACCGACACCGTTCCGGATAAAATTTTGCACACTCTCGTGCGTGTCGGCACCACTTGTTCTGGGGTAGGTGTCACCCGAATTTCAGCTCCCCGCGCCGAGTCGAACGGCCGTGTCCACAGTGGATTCGAACCACCAAGCGCTTTAGGCGCCTGCTCACCAGAGTTCGGGGGCAAAGTAAATTGCGCCCCTCACCGTGTACACGGAGGCCCGTTCAAGGGGCAGATCGCGCGGGGCTCCGCATTGGAGGAGAGAGGGCTTGGTACTTGGCCCGGCGCCGGTTCCCGTAGGTCCGTCCTTACCGGGGAGCCCAACACCCCCTATTCAGTTCGGCTTCCCTGTCGCCACAAGGATCGACGGCTTGCTCAGCACATCGGCTGCTTTCAGCGCGACTGCTGTCCCCGCGGCTTGGAATTCCGGCAGAGTGATCAACCCTTTCGCGATCATCAGGTTCACCAGCACTTCAAGCTGGAGGGAAGTCGTTGACATGCCCATAGCGACTTGCGCGGGGTTCACCCCGGCAGTCTGCATCTGTTGAATCCTCGCCCGCGTGAACTTCTCCATCGCGGCCATGAATTGCTGACCTACCGTCGGGTCAGTGGGCTCGACCGGGCCGTCGTTCCCGTTGATCTTGTTCAGCTTAGCTTCGAATTCATCCACGCAACCACCTTTACCAGCCGTGGCTGGACGTATTTCTGGAAAAGTAGGGTCGATCCCACACCGACAGCGGCACTGCTGCCGTACTTCAATACAACCAATACAGTCGCAAGTGTCATTTTTCTTCTCCAAATCAACGGGTTACGTCAAAAACAGGTCCCAAATTTTTAAAATTTTGGGGAAAAACTGAGATTCCCGGGAACAGGGACACAGGCTGCCGGGAAAGTGGTCTGTGCCGCGTGAATCGGACTATGGCCTTACGCCAGCTCGCCAATACGGGGGTCCTTTTCCGCGGGGTGCCCGGCATCCGTTTCGCCCGGATTATGTTAAGCATGCTTAAATCGCAGCGCAGCATGGCACGATTCTTGCCCAGCCAAACGGTTGCCGGGTGATGTACCCAACTAGCACACCCTCACACGCAGCGCAGCAAGCGTTGTGCATTGCAACATGTTCCCGGGAACAGGTAGAAATCGCACTGCAACATCAAGGACTTAGACCCGGCATCCGGGTGCCCGATTTGACAATAACGCGCTTGTAAGTGATTGATTGCTGCACCCGCAGCAAAACCGCGAACGGGTGCAGGGTGATGTCAGGGTAGCGGGTCGGACTGATCGCCGCTGTAATGGCTTCCTGCTTCGTTTGGCGGGGATAGGAAATCAGGCTCTAAGGCGCTGTTTTCCTTGGTAATCTGCTGCACTGCATCATGGGCGACTTGGGTGAGCGGATGCCGGGATTCAACCGGAACGGCAATGTAATGCCCGACGCGTCCGGAATGCTCAAGCTTTCCGGCGATTTCCTTCGGTGCCAAACCGACTACCATCTCATAGAACTTGCCAAGGTTGGGGCGCGTCGTAACGTACTGTTTTCGCGCGCCCTTTTTGCTGATGCATACGCGCTGCTTTTCGCTGGCCCAGTTATAGAATCCCTCCACGCCGCCGAGGCGTTCGAAGGTGTCCATAACTGCCTGTTTAATATCGCGCGTCAGCCTAGCGGGACGTCCTCCCGGGATCAGGTTCGCATTCGAACGCTCGCGCGCTGCTGTTCGTTCATCTTCGTCCGTTTGGACTGATTCTAAACTGTTCAGCGATTCGCTTTCTGCCATACTGTATATGTATGCAGTTTTGAACCAAACCGACAAGCTATCTGATGCGATGCACCAATCCGGGCATCCGATTACCCGGCAACCGTTACCGGGTTTGACCCGGCAACCGTTACCGGGTTTGACCCGGCAACCGTGCAGGCTGATCCCGTGGTAGAGGGATCGACGGCAACCGAATAGCCGTTCAGGTTTCCCGTTTTCCCTTCCCGTTGCCGGGAAAATAATTACCTGCTCTTGTAATTAATATCGGCAATTATTTGGACCCATTCGGACCCATCCTTAGGGTGATGGGTCCTTTGGGTCCAATAAAATAATTAATTCGATGGGCCCAAAGGGACAAAAGTGTCCCTTTGGGTCTTTTGGGCCCCTAATTATTTGGGGTTTTTCGACTTCGCATCCGGTACCCAAATGGCCAGATTGCCGAGCAGCAAGCGCCCGTAGGCGTCGTATTTGACCGCATGCGGGTTGGGCTGCAAGCCAAGGCTGATGCCATCCTCGTTCACGTACCCTTGCCGGGCCCGGCCTTCAAATCGCACGGGTACCGGCTCAATGTACCCACCTACGGCCTTTTGCAGTGCGTCAAGGGTCGGACCCTTGCGGCCTACCCATGCCAGTCGCTCAATCTCGCCATCCGGCCGGATGGTCACGATTGTTCCGCTCATACTGTCACCTCGTTCAGGTTGGTCGGTTGGGACACGTCCCGGGCCCGCTCCACCAATCGCAGCGCATCATTTATCGCTACGGCCAGTTGGCGCGCGTCCCGGTCAAACGTGCGGTTTGGGATCGAATACAGAACGCTGGAAAGGCGTTCAGCTACGGAGTCGATCTGCTGGTAAGTCATCGTTTGGCCCTCCTAAGTGGGCGCAGCTTGATCTGTGCGCCATCCTCAATCATGACTTGCGCGTGGTTGTCGCAAAGGTAGCCGCGCCACGGCCTGCCGCTTTCGTTCTTGCCGGTCCCGTAGTAAACGGCCGCGACTCCGTGAATCCCGCCACGCTTGCAAGATCCACAGTCGGCTTTTGTCTTGTAACGTGTCATCGTTTGGCCCTCCTATGGCGCGCGTACGCTGCAAACAGCAGCGCAGCGCACCAAAGTGTCAGAGTGAAGATCGTCCCGATAATGGGATTCATGGCTACTCCCGGCCATAATCCCAATCGGTTGTACGGGATGCCTCAGCACCCTCGCAGTATCCCTGCACGAATTCGTCGCGCACGTCACGGCGCGCGTCTTCAATGCTGCACTTGTGGTCGATTGCGTATTGCTGCGCCAGTTCTTCAATCTCGTCGGCGCTGTCTTCAAGGTACTCACGCAAGCTAGTCATGGTGCATCCCTCTTGGTTGAACAATTTCGAATTTCGACGCGCTTATCGTCGCAAATTCCAAGGCTTTTGTGTTCAGTTTTTCTTAACCTTGGTTAAGTTTCTCTTATTGCTCCGTTCCCATAGTATAGGCACACTTCGAATCACGCCGCAATCCCGCGGCGGACTTGGGAGGATTGGCAGATATGAAAGACTGGCTCGGTTGGGAAAATGCGCGCAACAAACAGCACGCCGCGATCTATACCGAAATCATGCGCCGCGCTTTCGGTGGCACTGGTTCGGTTCAAGTTCTCATTGGCCATCATCTTACATTCGAGCAGAATGGCGATCTGGACACGGAGAACGAAATCCCTTCCGCGGATTGCCTGCTGTTCGATCACGAAATAATGGGCAAGGTGTTTGGCGAGAATGCCATCCCATTGATGCAAGCTTTGGCTTCGGTCCCGTGCGTTGCCCGCGAACCGATTGTCAAGGCCGCGCTTGCTTCGCTTCCCGTTTGAACCCACAAGGGAGTAACCCGTACATGCTGAAATTCTTTCTAACAATCTGGGCGGGACTGCTTGCCGTATGGCTGGCCGCGTCTGCAACTCTGGTAGTTGCTGGCGCTGTCGTGCTGTTCGTGCAAGGCGTCATATCGGTGCTGTCATGAAATCGCTTTTTCACAAACTCACTAAACGGCAGGTTCATATCTGCGCGTTTTGTGTGCTTGGCCTTGAAATCGCTTTTGTGATCGGCTTCTTTCTGCATCAGGACTTGCTTGGAGGTGGCGCGATTGCCGCGTATCTGATCCGCGAGGGACTTCACAAGCTTGCGGAAGTCGCGGTAGGCTAGCCGTTGAGCGTTGCACCCTTGGAACGGTTCAAGGGTGCAACTCTGAACGATGGTCGAAACACAACGGGAGCAGACAATGAGCAAACCGCGAAGCATTGCAGAACTGGTGCAAGTTCTCACTCTCAAACGTGAGCGCGCCGTGATTGACAACACTCAATCGTTTCCGAGCCGTGACGCGGCCGTGCGTGACGGTATGGGGCGACTGATGCACTTGTCGAACAACGGCAATGAATGGGGAATGGAAGTGGTTGAGCGGGACGGCAGGTACGTGCAAACGCGTCCGGTTACATCCGATAGCCCGACAATGGTCGGAACCGATGTCGCGTCCCTGCTGTCGCTTGGCCATCTGGCGGCAGACTTGCATACACATCCCAATCCGCCGGAAATTCCGCTTGG